TGCTGGCGCTCGTATTCATTTTGCTCACCGCTGTAATACCCAACACCAAAGCTACCCAACACCGCCAGAACAATGCCAAGCAAGACATACGGATTAAACAGACTCATGGCTTTGGTGGCTCATCGTTATCGTTGGCCTCGGCTTTGGCAACTGCATTGGCTACGGCTTTAATACCAGACCTGCCAGCCACGCCGCCAAGAACGCCAGTGATAAACACCATGATGGTAGAAATCTGCTGGGTGTATATCTTGTCAATAGGAGCCATACCCGCCATAGGCTGAGTGACGTAGGTCACAGAGTACAGGAACGCCACCATTGCGCCAAGCAGGATGGTCACCAAAACGACAATTACAAAAGCCCATACACGGACTTCAATCTCTTCTGCGGTCAAGCGGTTGTTTGGTTTGTATCCAACAGTAGGCATCATTTCTTCTCCTGCTCAGGTTTAATAAGCTGCTCTGGGCATGTACCCGTAGCAGTACAGATTGGGGGCTTGCATTCAACGTTATTCCAATTTGTTGGATTTTGGCAGGGGTAACGAAAACGGTCGTCGCACCCAGTCAGCAAGCCGCAGAGGATGCCAACGCAAACAGTCAGCGCCAACAGTGAAAGTTCATGTCTTGTCACGTTTTTCCCTTTCAAGTTCTTTACGTATTTTTTCCATCTTTTCAATCTGCGTCTGGGCTTCNTTTTTGGTTTGCAGCACGTCTATGTACAACATACCCAATAAGGGTAGGAGCATACCCACAAGCACACAAGCAGCAATCCAACCCATTATATTTTCCCAATCCTGCTTAAGAGGCCGAGGAGGAGCCACAGGTACAGAAGGAAAAGAAAAGTCGCTAGTAGGTACGCTTGCTTTTCGCTTGTAAGGCGCTCCTTTTCCTTGCGTTGCCATGAGTCGTCATCCCGTTTCTTCCTTGCTTTATCCTGCTCTGCCTTGATTACATCCCGCATTTCAAAGACTTTGCTATACAAAGCCCCCATCTCTTTAGGAGCGCCGTACACCATCGCCTCTCTTATCTCCACCTCCAACGCTGCCATCTGGTCTTGAGCCATTACCCGCTTCAGGGCGGCTTCCATCAAGTTGGCATCGGGGTCAAAAACCGTTTTGCTCTTCTCTTCCTCTTCCCTTATGTGTTCAGCAAGCTGTTCTTGCAACTTAAAGAAAGTCGAAAGCTGAGTAACGATGTCTGCCATGACTTGGGTTTCGTCAACGGCAACGTAGGCTTCCTTCTTTTTCGCCACAGGCTTGGCTTGGGCGGCTGGCGCTGACCCGAAGAGCTTTGCCCAGAATCCTCTGACTGCTTTAACATCTGTAACAACTTCATCAACAGTCTTCTTGATCTCCATAAAAGACGTTTTAGCGTCTTTGTAAAGCTTACACCCCTGCTTGATTGCAGCGACACAGGCATTTGCAGCGAAGAGGATGGAGATCGGGTCAATTTTTAACTCTGCGGCATCGCTGCCTTGATTTCGTCTACTGTTGAAGCTGCGTCAATAGCAGTTTGCATCGCTGCATATTTGGCTCTAATTACAGCCCTTGCCGCTTCAGCGCCGTCGATTTGACCGGGAATTTGCTTAGCAATAGCTTCGTCATAGGGCTTGAACTCTTCAGTTCGGGCAGCACGGCGCACGTTGTGGGCTATGGTTTTGGCTTTGGTTACGTTGATGGTAATCATGCTTGCTCCTTTTCTTTCTTGGCGGCTTGCTCTGCAAACCATGCGTCTGCGCCAATCCCTCGGCCTACTGCGTTGGTGAAGTCCGCCTCCCATGCGTTAAAGAACATACTGTCTTGTGGAAGCTGATCTACGTTGATGATGTGATACGGTTTACCTGCGGGTACGTCCTTACGGGCAATCTCCTCAATAGATAAACCGCACTCAGGGGCAGGGCTAACGACGGTTAACCAACCTTCGTTGTTTGGATAAATAATTACTTGTGTCATAGTTTTTCCTTAACGAAAGATTGAAGCATTTATAATGTTGGAATCAAGTGCTGCACCATTTACTGAATTAGCCACAGCAACTTGAACCGCTGATGTTGTGTATGTACCACCAGTGCTATTGCCGGAAAAAAGTGCTTGTACTGCGCCGGGATACCAAGCTGAACCAACAACAGCATACAATGTATCTTGCATAGCTGTTGCAAAGTTTATTGTGTAATCTCCTACTCCATTGTAGGAAACAGAACTTACATTCCCGCTTGCACGAATAACCGTAAAGCTTTGGCCTTGAAAGTTTACCCAAGCTCTAGCTGAATATGATGGCGCTGAACCTGATGCTGTTGAAAGGTTTGTGGCAGTTGTTGCGTTTGTAGCGTTGGTTGCATTAGTTGCGTTAACGGCAGAAGCTACTGACTGACTAGCAATATTGCTAGATGTAATAAATGAGCCACCCGACTGTGGGTTTGTGGCTGTTGCTGCATTGCCTGAACATGATGCTGCGGTTGTTGCATTGGTAGCATTTGTTGCGTTTGTAGCGTTGGTAGCATTGGTAGCATTTGTTGAGGTTGTTGCAAAACTTACTGACTGACTAGCAATATTGCTAGAGGTAATAAATGAACCGCCGCTTTGAGGGTTGGTCGCAGTGGCAGCATTTCCTGTACATGCTGCTACTGTCTGACTGGCAATGTTGCTAGACGTAATGAACGATCCGCCCGATTGTGGGCTTGTAGCGGTTGCCGCGTTACCTGAGCATGATGCCGCTGTTGTAGCGTTGGTTGCGTTCGTGGCGTTTGTAACCGCAGTGGCTCCAATTTGACCAACAATGTCTGCTGCGCTTGCAGTTGTAATTGCTGAAGTTCCCGCGCCTTTGAGCAGTGCTCCAGAAGAAAAAGTGGTAGCGCCTGTACCACCTGAACCTACTACCAATGTAGAGGATAAACCCGCAGCAGTTCCAGTTGTGTTTTGATTGAGTGTTGGAAAGGTGCAGTTTGCAAGGTTCCCAGATGTTGGTGTGCCAAGGAGAGGGGTAACAAGTGTGGGGCTTGTAGACAAAACAACGCTGCCCGAGCCGGTAGAAGAAGTCACCCCAGTGCCGCCATTTGCAACAGGCAGGGTTCCCGTAACGTCTGTAGTCAATACAGCTTGAGCAAATGATGTGTTTGTGCCGTTTGATCTAAGTAGTCGGTTGTTTGTTTGTGCTGGGGCCAAGGCATTGAACGCAGCGTTGGCTGAGGTTTGTCCTGTACCGCCGTTCGCGATAGCAAGTGTGCCGGTTAAGTTTTGAGCTTGGATATCAAAGAAATTTGTCCCGTCCGACCAGACCATGACTTTATTGCCAGCCGCAATAGCAACCCCCGCACCGGCAGCAGTTGTGTTACCGATGACCGTAGAGTTGTATATCGTGATTGTGAAGCTACTGTTGTTCCAAATGATGTACTGCTTAGATACAGGTGGAGCATAAATGGCAGATGCCGCAGCCGCACTGTTGAGTTTCAAAATGGCGTAGATTGACTGGTTCAGGGACGAAGAAGATGTCGGCCCGTTTACATAGGTCAGAGCTTGAGCAGCAGATGAGATGGTTACTGTGTTGATTCCCGCAATAGCAGTATCAAAAATGTAAGCAAAGTTGTTGTCGGTGGTCTGACCCCATGTACCGGCTTGGTCGCCCGAGCCAATAAGCTCAATCCGCAAACTGTTGGAATATGTGCTGCTCATGGCTGCTCCTTATACTGCTGGGGGTGGTACTGCTCTAGTCCCTGATTGCTGTGCTGCTTGAAATTCTTGACCCAACTTGCTCAATTTCATAAACAGGTCAATGCACTCGCCAAGCTGACCAACAGACAACTGCTTCATGATTACGTTGAATTCGGTAATGGTTACTTCGCCGATGTTGATTTTGTCGTTCATTTGTTTTCCTTATGGAGTTGGGGTTGGGGTTGGTGGGGTTGGGGGAGCCCAAGGTAAAGCGGGTTCTGTTACGGGGTCAATTTTATCCGCTATCTGCTTGGCAATCTGTGCATTGACATGCTCTTCGTAACTGCCGGTTACAACAGGCTGAATCCAGCCCAGCACAATTTCTTGCGTTAGTTCGTCGTAAGGTATGAAGTCGGTTTGATCTGGATTGGCGGTAAAAGGTGTTGCGCCACTGAACACGCCAGTGTTGCCGTTCTCATCCGTGCCGGTTTTTGTCCAGTACGTTTGAACAACGTAGTTGGTTTCTGTTCCCACATTGGTAACTTTCATGCCTGTTACGGCCCATGTGTATGTGATTGCCATGTTTACACTCCTTTAGGGTATTTGATTTTAACTGTCAAGCAGTCCGCGATGTTTGGATAAATAATTACTTGTGTCATAGTTTTTCTTTAACGGAAGATTGCGGCATTTACAATGGGGGAATCGAGTAATGCGCCATTTGCTGAATTAACCACAAAGACTTGAACTGCTGTTGTTGCATATGTACCCCCGCTATTGCCGTTGAAAACCGCTTGTTGTGCGCCGGGATACCAAGCCGAACCGATAGTAGCGTAATTTGCATCAACCATTGCAGTTGAGAAGTTTATTGTGTAATTTCCTGTCCCGTTGTATGAAACTGAGCTTACATTCGAACTTGCCCGAATAGATGTATAGCCCTGACCAAAAAAGTTTACCCAAGCACGGGCTGGATATGAAGTTGACCCAGATATTGACCCTGTTACTGTCAGATTACCGCCGTTGTCACAAACCATTACGTTAGTGCCACCACCATTGCGGAAAATTACGTTGCTAGTAAACTGAAGATACCAATTATTAGAGTGGTACTGTATCTTCCCTGCGAACTCACCAGTCCAACCCGCACTATCAGCACGCCAATCGCCTACGGTACGCAAAGAGTAAATGCTGGTCGGGTCTAAATAATACCCAGTGTTGTCGTAATCATAAAAGATTGTGCCGCGAATATCACCGGGGTTTCTTAAACTTGCGCCGCCCCACGCCCCTCTAAAGCTTCCGTTCTCAAGAATAAGAAATCCATGAGAAGCAAGATTCCCCGCTATGCCGCCAGCGTTGGGGTGTGACCAAGCCATTCCGTACAGGTTGCCTGTGCTAGTTCCGTTAGCTGGAAGAATGTAAGACTCCCCCATCGAAAAAAGGGCTTGATAACGGTATGAGTCGTAAAGGCCCACCTGCCCAACCCCATAGTTTTGGGAAACCATGTTGTTGTTGTAATAGAGCTTATTTATATTTGAAGTGTCAGTAATGTTTAAATAATAACTGTTGTTATCATTCATGAACAGGTTGCCGTTTGGAACTTTTCTTAAATCCCAAGTAGACCAATTAGACCTTAAAAATCCATACTCATTTCCTGCGTTAGCGTACAACTGCATACACCACACATCTTGGGCGTTGTAAAAAGAAATACCAACATCAGTAGTACCCTCTAGCGCTCTCCACTTTGTGTTTCTTGGGACGTTGTTGCTACGCAACTGCACATTACCATCATTGATTCTTATGTCACTGAACACAGAAACACTGCTGGGGTCTACGTAATACGAAGAGTTGTTGGCATCGTAAAAAATAGTTGCGTCTACACGACCGTCAAAATAACCACCTTTTGTGACGTATATGCCATAATTAGCATTGGTTGATGATGTGCCAAAACCTGTGCAGTTATTACCGTAGTTGTAGTAGTTTGCCCAACGCCCACCACCCTCATAGTAAATACCGCCGTTTGAACTACCGTCAAACATAAGGTGCGGCTGGCTTCCGCCGCCGTTGAAGTGGATTCCTCTCCAAGTATTTCTTACCCCAATAATTGATATAGCACCGTAAGTACTTGTTGTGTTGGCGGTAAGTTCCGCCGCGTTTGTACTGGGCCAGTACAGGCCATTAGAAGTATTGAACTGAAGCCAGTTGTCCGCTTGGTAGTAGCCGCTAACGTTGCCGAACTTGCCAATGTATGTATTAGCGGCGTAGCCACCAAGATTGGTGGAGTTGGATGCAGTAGTAGCGCTGTCAGCTATCCGAGCGGAGTCAACACGAACGCCGTAGGTATTTGCACCGTTCCACCCCATTAATGTGGGGTATGTTGCCGTCCAAGCTATTTGCGAGTTGGTATTGTTTACCGCACCGCCGTCAGGTGACGTGCCAGCCGAAGCATCAAATATGGTGTGGCTGTTGTTGTAGTTTTTCCAAGCCAGTTGACCAACAACTGCGGTAATTGTTCCGTTTGTAGCCCAGTTTGTGCGATTGGTTGATAGGTTTATTGCCGTAGTCGCAGTAGCCGAATTGCCTGTGACGTTAATACCCCAAGTGCCGGAAGCATTTGTGCCGTCAGTCCAAGCTACATCTTTAAATGTAGAAAACGCTGTAGCAGACCCAAAACTTTGTTGCCATACCCGCATTCCAAGAACGTCTTTGCGAAACGACACCATATTGTCGTTGCCGCCAGTCACATCACTGTAAGACCTCATCAAGAAAAAATCAGAATATGGAGCTAAGTTGTTGTTCGTCCACGAACCAAAGCCAAATGTTGCATACCCGGCTGAGCCATCAGCAGGAGCAGCGGTGCGATCATCAATTGATGCAATACGCGGTATCGTTATGTTTGCAGAGCCATTAAAACTTGTTAAGTTAATTGTTCTGGCGGTCTGTAAGGTAGTAGCAGTAGCCGCGTTGCCAGTCGTGTTCTGGTTTAGTGTTGGGAACGTGCAGTTTGCAAGGTTTCCGGATTGGGGTGTACCCAGAATTGGGGTTGTCAATGACGGTGAAGTAGCCAACGCAACAACAGTGCCAGTGCCTGTTGTAGAGTAAGACGTAGCCCACGATGTGCCTGTGGAGTTGGGTATGCCTGCGCCGGGATACACCATAGTGCTTGGGGCTGAAGCAGACACCCAAGTTGTGCCGTTAGACTGAAGTACGTTACCGTTTGTGCCGGGGGCTACGACTTGAAATGCTGAAGTACCGTTACCCAGCAAGACGTTGTTGGCTGTGAATGTTGCCGCACCTGTGCCACCGTTACCAACAGGCAGAGTACCTGTGACGTTTGCAGCAAGATCCACGAACTGAGTCGATGTTGAGCCTGTACCACCATTAGCTATTGGAAGAGTTCCGCTTACGTGCGTTGCCAAACCAATCTTGCCGTAGCTGGGAGCAGAGCCAACACCCCCTGAGATCAGCGCATTACCGACCGCGACATCTGCGAGTTTCGCCAGCGACGTTGTTGTATCCGCGTATACCAAATCTCCCACAGCGTAAGAGGACTGACCAGTACCACCATAAACAGCACCAATAGGTGTAGCGTTCCAAGTACCAGCAGTAACAGTGCCGACTCCAGTAACACCCGTGTAGCTGCCAGACAACCTTGAAGTACCCAGAGTACCTGATGTAATATTACTTGCATTGGTTGTATCCGTTGTTGCTGATGGAGCCAAACCTGAAACTGCGGCTGCGGCTATGGCAATACCTGTAGGAGTGACGCTGGTTACTTGACCTTGTGCGTTGGTTGTAAAGACAGGAACAGAAGCCGCCCCGCCGTATGTACCCGCAGTGCCTGTGTTGGCAATATTAAATGTGTAGCTTGGGGACTCACTCAGCCCTGTACCCGCCGTGTATGTAATTGGCGCAGAGAACTGCTGAAAAACAATCGCCGTTGTGCCAATCGTTATAGGCGGCGCGGTCTGTTGCACCCAAGCGGTATTGACGTTAGCAGTGCCGCTGGTAACCAAGAAGAAGTCGCCCTCGTCAATCTGATCAACCCCAGTGCCAACAGTATCAAAATCTGTAGCGCGGGTCAGTATGTATGGTGTTCCAGCAGAGCCAACCTGAGTAACCGTATAAACACCGTTGTTTGCACCTGCCGCTTCGTTTTTTACAAGTATGCGTTCTGTAACGACAGTAAGCGTTGAGTCCACAGACAAAGCGCCGTTAGCGTTTCCTGTAAGCGTTGCCCCCACCCCGGATGTGCCGTTGTTGTATGTGTTTGCTGGTAGAGTTGTTGTAGTTGCTAAAGCTACAGCTTCATGAAAGTGAATACCCGATGCAATCGCATCCGCATACGCCTTGTTGACAATGTCGGTGTTGTTGACTGGCGTTGTAGCAACTGTCCCAGATGTAATGTTTGCAGTTGAAATGTTTGCAGTGCTAACACCCAGTGTGCCGATGTCTAAAAGAGTTACAGCAGAGCCTGCTGTATCCAAATACACTGCTCTTTCCGCTGGGTACGTACAAAATACATTCTTTGAACCAGCAGCAAAGTTAACCAAGCTATTGGAATTGCTGGACTCTAAAACAGTGGTGCGGCTTAAAGTTGTGCCTGAAGCGGTGTATGTGCCAATACCTACTTCGTAGTCGCCTGTTGTTGGGTCTGCAATCGCGTAATAGGTCTGATTGGCGTTACCAATAACTGCAAAAGTCTGAAAGCCTAAAACAGCACCGCCAAGCGTCAGTGTCCCCGTACCCGTTGTAGTGGTAGTTTCCTGAACCCGATCTTTAACTACAAGTGCCATTTGCTCAACCCTGCGTTTTTACTACTTGCCACGTATCTGTCTGACCGTCGTAGATCACTGTCCATCCGGCGTTTTGAGCATCGTTAATTGTCTGCCAACTAACTGTTTGCGCTGTTCCAACCGTGGCCCAAGTCGTTGTCTGCGAGGCGTTGATGTTGCCCCAGTTTGCCGTTTGAGCATCGTTGATGATCTCCCAAAGCAGCCGCGCAATGATCTGGTCGGCAGCTACCGCGCCTTCCGTAATGGTAGCAAAAAAGACCGCACTTGCCAAGACGGAATCAAGGGCTTGGGCAGTTTCATCGATTGCTGCATTAAAGGTGGACGGAGCCACCAGAACACTGTCAGAGCCGGTAACAGTTTCTTCAACAGACACCGAAAATTCCGCTTGTGCGCTAACTGCATCTGAAGCCGTGACGCTCTCATCTACGTTGGCAGGGAAAGTTGTTGTGGCGCTGGAGGAGTCCAAGGCCGTGGCAGTTTCAAGCACTGCCGCCAAAAAGTCAGCAAAAGCTGCGGCTGAGTCGGATGCGGTAGCAGATTCTGAGATTGAACTGACAAAGTCAGCCAGTGAAGAGGCGCTATCTACCCCTGTCGCAGACTCACTTATTGAGCTACTGAAATCAACCAGACTGCTGGCGGAATCTTGTGCTGCGGCAAACTCCTCTACCGAAGAGATAAAGTCAACCAAGGCGCTTGGAGCGTCCCCAATAACAACAGTTTCTGCAATGTCAGCAATAAAGTTAGAAGCCGCAACAGCTACGCTGTCTGATACCGCTGAAGCCTCTGTAACCGCCGCCAAGAATATTGCAAGGGCAGCTACTGCATCCGAAGCTGTTGCAGACTCTACAACCGCGCTATCAATAACCTGCCCACCCGCACCTCGTGCAGCAAATGGGACTGTGGCAAATGGTGCATCAGCAAACACACGTTACGCAGCGTCAAGGCTGAATGTGTATGTTACGTTTAAAGTGTCGCCAGACACAACGGTGCGATCGCCGGGAGATGTGAAGTCTGACTCAGAGAACAAAACACCTGCCGTGCCACTGGACACGGTACACAAGAATGCGCCAGCTACTACACCACCAGCACCCGAAATGGAGAACGAAGATGGTGCTGCTGAGTTACTGATGACCGATGGGTCTGCGGTTGTTGCTGTGCCAAAAGTCACTGCCTTGCGTGAACCAGAGTAGTTTGTGAACTCAGTCCATGCTTTAGAAGCCAAAGTGTCAGCGGCGGCAAAGGTTGTACCTGAACCGGGGCCAGTAACCAAGCCAAGGAAAAACGCAGCAGTGTATGTTGAACCCTTAAAGTAGTTGGTGTTCATGTCCTGTAAGCCTTGGTTTACAACCAAGTTGTGTTCGGAGGTACTCCACTTTAAGTTGCCGTCTTTATCGAAGCACTCAACATGAAACACGCCGCCTGCACGCGCTCCAAAGTCGGCTCCAGTACGAGCAACTAAACCCGCGCTTACATTGTCTGATGAGGTTGCTTTTTCGTTAAACATGGTAGTTCCTTATACGAGTCGAATGAGTGCAGATGTGCTGGTGTTAGCAGGCATCGCCACGGTGAAAGTGTTGTTGGATGTTTTGTCGTTGCCAAAGTCCAAGACGCAAATAGCGCCGTTTGCTCCAGCTTTATAAATCAAAGCGCCACGGGCAGTGATTGCCCCAGTCCACGATGGAGACGTAAAGGACACATATACGACACTGCCAGAAGCCGTGACTTCAGAAGAAACTGTGGCGGTAACAATCTCTCCACCAGCAACATAGTTTCCACCCGTTGCCTCACCTACAGAGGTGTAGGCTGTTGTTGTCTCGTCAAGCGTAGCTGCGTTTGTGTACAAGGCCAACCTGAATGTGTCGGTCGTCAAGTTGATTGACGCATTAGCCAAGCCACTACGCAGAGTGTTGCAAGAGAAGTTGCCGGTGAATGCCATCAACGCACCCCGTTATTCTGCGGCAAAGGCGCTTGACGATACTGACCACTGCGATATGCGTCGCCTCTTTCGAGTCCGTCACCAAGACGTTGAGCCAGTGCAAGAGCTTCTTTGTACTTCATGTCATAACCAGCAATGACGTCAGTCTCACCCTTCATAAAGGTGTAGGCTTCTACCAAAGAACCATAAAGCAACACAGTGTCAAAGTTATCCCCAAGCCATGTCTGTCCAGAAGCAACAGTAGTAATGGATTCGGGGTAATAGTAGTAGTGGAGTTCTACGTTGTATACAGCATCTGGGGTTGGGCCAAGAATAAAACTCAACTCATTCGTAACAACGGGTGTCGGATCGTTGGTAGTTGTTGGCCCAAACAAAGCGTAGTATTTTGGGGTCGCGGTATCAGTCGCCTTGGGGTAAGCCTGACGGATAAAGTTCACATCTTTATTCAGCAAGAACTCTTGCCCATCCGCAGTTTCAACAGCCAAAGAAAATGAAGACAAGAAGTCACTAGGGCAAGACAGATATTTATTACCCGTGCTTGTCACGCCTGTTACGTTCTTGCGAAGCGATGGGAACTGCACTGAGTTGTATATACGTTGTTCAGCCTGCGTAATGAAGGTATTGATCTGCGTAGTCGCAGATACGGTACTCCCACTCGCAAGGTATACATCGGGGAACTGATTCTCCGTATACGACTGAATCGTGTTATACAACGTCGTGTAATTCATGCCATCGGGCCTCGTGCCATCAGACCTTTAGTAGCTGCGCCAGTACCACGGATTTTGATGCCGTCGGTTTTGATAGGCTGATTACCAGCAGCTTTGCTGATGTTGCCAACGCTCATGTTGACTGTTTTAGCTTCGCTGTGGTTGGGTTCTTTACCGGGCGAAGAAGAAATTTTCATAGCCTTACCGTCCATAGTGTGTGGCTCTGCGTAGACGCTGGCATTACCAACTTCTTTGCCGCCTTGTTTCATGCTGAATTTAGCCATGATTAAGCCTTCATGCCGGTTTTTTGGTTATTGACCTTAGCCATACCACGTCCCATTTTCATCATGTCGTCATTGGTTTTTCCACCTTTGTGCATTTTGGAAACGCCGCCTTTGGCTAGCTTTGTCATAGGCTTGCCGGGGTGCAGCTTTTTCTCATGCTTATGCACTGCGCCAGCAATCATCTTTTTGTCTTGTTTCAAGTCTTTTTTGTCCATGATTAACTCCTTAAGTCGTTGTTACCGTAACTGTACCAAGTTCTACAGCTAAAACCAAGTTATTTGGTGTTAGCCCCGTGTCAAAACCAGAAGCTCCACCAACAGGATACCAACCCCACTGGAAGATTCGGCTACCACCTTCTACCGTTCCCGCTCCATCAGTGCCGGTTCCGGTTGGGTCAAGCTGCAATCCGTTTGTGCCTGAAAGCACATAACTGCGATCAGGGCGAGGATTCCTCAAAGCCTGCGGGTCATCCACAGGATACATCCCCAACTGCAACTGAGGGTGATCTGGATCCCAACACTCAGGACAAACCAACAAGTTATATTGCTTTGTCTTTTTAATCTCGGTCTTCAGAACCTTCAGTTTAAATCGTTGCCCGCACCGATCACATTCCGAAATTGCGTTCTTGCCAGAGGCAAAACGATTACTCACATCTACCTCCCAATGTAAGTTTGACGGGGTACAAGCCTCAAAGCTGCCTTTTCATGATCTTCGTATGCTGCCAGTTCCCATGCCTCGTCATACTGCGTCTTGAGGAACGGAATGCGTTCCGCGCCATTTGGAATCTTTCCAGCGATGTAGTACGACAGGCCAGCCGCCATGCAGGGTAAAAACCTAAAAGGCACGTCCATGATGTTGACACCGCCGCCTGCGTCTTGGGTACGTCGCAGCCGCCAATACACAAATTGGTATTGCTGTGCATTGTCTGGGGTAGGCCAAACGGTGATCGCGGGGACTTGTTGCCAATAGACAGCGGTCGTACTTGTGTGACTTGCGGCAGTTGTATCCTGCTGACCACGGAAACAGTTGTATAAGACGTTCCCGTCTATGTAGCCATAATTAATGATCTCATTGTCAATCTTTACAAACCCGGCAGCAGGTAAGCCAACCGCAGTGTTCAGTGTAATCTGAGTAGAAGTGGCTGTAATTGCGCCATTTAGGGTTATCCCTGTCGGCGAAGTTTGTCCGTTGTACCGTTGAATCCAAACCTGAATAGGTCTGGCTTGGGTAATCTTGTTGGGGATCGTAGCGTAGGTAGAAACGCTAATTCTCGTGATACTCAAGTCAGCCTGAGTTGCAGCTACGTTCGCACCTGTACGGATCACGTGCTCAAGTAAATCAATGGTGTCGTCGGGCAGGGCATAGGTGTTCTGGCCTTGCACAAAGTCAATCGTGCCGGTCTCAATAGTCCACAGGTTGATGCCACGGTTTGCCCAGTCAGCAAACATAATATTCAAACTGCGTCTGGCTGTACGTAAGTCATACCCCGTGCGCATTTCACCACCGGCGCGTTCAAACGCCTCCTCTACCAACTCGGTGAGGTCTAGGTTGAAACCTGTTGCGCCAGAAGTTGTTGCCATTAAATTTTCTCCGCCGTCTCATACGCCATCAAAAGACCTTGCAGGCGTTGAATTTCTTTATCGCGCTCCTCCAACTTACGCATAAGGCTGTCGTTCATATCCGCCCACATGGCAATCTGTTCCATACGTTCTTTGTGATCTCTGTGCATCAGTTCAAACATGCGTTCAGAAGCGTCTAGCTGTTTTTGAATAAAAGAAATCATTATCTAAATCCTGCCGTTTTCTTTGCCACTTTGGGTGGTTGTTTTACGAATTGCTTTCCGGCTTTTTTCCCCGCACGTTTTGCACGCGTTGTTGCAGCGTACTCAGCAGGGCTGAGGCTTTTAATTGCAGCTTCAGGAAGGTATCTTTCGCCTGTGTCAGAAGATTTTTTACCACTTTTGGTTCTCCATTTTTGATCGCCCCAGTTTTTAAGGGACTGTTGTGGCGCTTTCATGTTAGTCCCTATACCCGCCGCCTGCGGCTTTGTACCGTTTAGCCATTACCTGCGCTTTCCTTGCTGACCACTGACCAGCACCCGTACCTACGATTGCCGCAGCTTTGACGCTGTTGAAAATCCGTTTACGTAACTCAGGCTTGGTGTAATTACCCGCCTCGTTTACTTTGGATTTTGTTTTGCCGCCTTCAGCATACATGTCCACATCTTGCGGCTTATCCTTGCGGTGGATGACCTTTTTCTTCGGCATCTTTGCCGGATTCATTGCACCCATACCGCGAGAAGACATCATACAAACCGTCCTTTGGTTTTGCCTTTAGTTGCACATCCATCAGCGCGACGTGAAGCAGTCATGCCACCTTTTTTCATACCTTTGCCAGCAGCGCCAGTGGGGTTTGAAGGGTCTAGGGAAACATCTCCGCTCATATCTTCGTAGTCCTCGGACTTAGCTGCGGCTTTTTTGGGTTTGTCTTCACTGGTCAAAGCTTTGGCCGCTGCACCTGCACCCGCTGCACCTGCGGCTCTCACAGCCATTCTATTCATAGCGCGATCTTCGGCCAGTTCAACTGAACGCCTTGCTGCGCCCTTTGCCTTTGTGGGGGGAGCGGTCAGCTTCCTAAAATCATCCACCACGTTAGCATTCCCCCTAAGAGAAGGTAGATTGCTGTACTTAGTACCTCTGACGCTTGCGCCGCCAGCACCGCCACCGCCACCTTCAAGGGGGGTTAAATCATCTCCGCGCCTTGGTCTGTTTGTAGCCATGTCAGCACATCCCGCCGCTTTTCATTCCAACCATAGTGCCTTTGGTTTTGCCCTTAACACAACAGCCGTCAGCACGGCTAGAGGCTGAACCGCCCTTAGCCATTTTTTTCTCGGGTTTTACAGGTTTACCATCAACACGAATGCGGCTACCGGGTTGCTCCGGCACATTAGGTTCATTCTTGCCAAACTTACGCCCAGCAGATGCGCCATCAATGTCTTGGGGGGCTTGTTTGTTCTTTTCCAGATCGTCGTTCATGATTAACAAATCTTTCCGCGTGTTTTGCCTTTAGTGGCGATGCCATCTGCGCGACTGGAAGCAGACGACCCTTTGGACACCATACCGCCAGACTTATATGAACTTTGTTTAGCCATACGTCTACGAGCATCAGCCGCTCTAGCGGCGCGAGACGATACCGCAAGCGCATCAGTTTTTTGTGCACTCAACTCTTCGGGGGTATCTTGAGCAAATTGTTTTGTTTTTGCTTCGCGCTTTACTGCGCTGGATAGTCCACGAAGCTGATCGGATCTGACGCTAGGATTTGCTGGAGTACTAGGAGTGCGAGTAGTTGTGGCCGTTTTAGATTTAGCCACAGAACGAATGCCATCGTCTGTTGCGTCGCCTACACCTTGCATCGGGGTCTGGTTGTTACGACCAGTATATGAGCTTCCGTGCGTTACTACGTCGTTTGTTGCATCTCCCACACCTTGCATCGGAGTCATGTTGCTAGAGGGTGCGTAAGAACTTGTCTTTTGCTCGCCCGCGTCGTCTTTATTCCGCATGGCATAAGCAAGACCCGCGAGTCCTGCCAATGCTGCTAAGTTTCTTGCTTTTGCCATGACTAACCCCTTTTAGCAGCTTTTGCCGCCCTTGTTCATTTTGACCATCTTACCTTTGGTTTTACCCTTGGCTTCAATGCCGCCACCTTTAGCCATCTTCATGCCGTCTTTGGCGGTGTCCATGCCTTTTTTCATCACAGGCTTGCCCATCTTAGAAGGCGTCTCTGATTTGGCTCCAGCTTTTTTCTTAGCTATCATTGCCATAAAACCGGGGTTCATTTTCGTTGCCATATCACCACCTCTTTTAAAAGTTTTGCCTTTATCGGCGTTTGAAAAATCTTTGCCCACGGACTGTGGGACTCCTACCTTCTTAGCAAACGCTGGATTGTTGGCCACCGCTGCCATGAAATTGTGTTGCTTCTTACTCTTGCTCGGCATCGCTGCCTTCCTTGCGACCCATGAGTCGTTTAACTGTATCTGTTTCGTAGATACGGATTGCCACCCAAACAATACTGAGAAGCGCGGAGACGGCTGGTAAGAATTCCACGAGTGTTCCAATAACAGTAAGTATTGAAGCACCATCCAACATTTGCTTCAGAGTTTCTTGGTTTTGTGCGTCCATGATTACCTCAACATTTCCATCTTGCTAGAGAAGCCGCCTTGCGGGTGGGCTTGCCTTTTTCATCTTTCATTGGGCCGGGCATACCAGACATACGAGCGCAAAATGACTTCTTACGTGCGCCGCCTTGTGGCTGCGGAGCCTTCAGATTGCTTCCTGTTGCTGCGTTGTACTTGGCACGACCTTTGGCAGTCAAACCCGCTCCCTTGGAAGCAGGTAGCTTTTCACCACGACCGACCGAGAGAACGGGGCCTTTTTTCTTAGCCATAAAATGTCGTCACTTTAGCTGCATTGGGGGCCGTGCCGGGTAGCGTTACATGAATGTCTGTCGCGAACAAAATGCCTTCGCCGGGAATGAGCAATGAAATGGGTTGTGTACCTGTACCAATATTAAATTGCAAGCGAATCGTGCCAGAAGCACCCCCGTCTCGAAAAATAATATCCCCCGCTGTTCCACCAGAAATGCAATGATATGCCTTGAGGCGGTTGCGCCCAGATACCACTGTACCTGTCGCTTCTACGTGCGCGGCTTTTACGTCTGTCTGCATCATGATGCTTGCTCCGTTTCTTTATCAGGTTCAGGTGCGTCTAGCCTGTTTATGAGCATCTTGTACGCTTGGATTGTGGCTTGAGCCTGAGTCAAAAAGGTTTGCGCCTTATGTGCTTCAGTCTCAAGTTCACGAATCTCAGTCTCCAAGAATTCCTTGGTGATCTGCATTATGCGAATGTAGCGTAAGCAGGAACGTAATACACAGTGCCGCCAATCATCACTTTGATTGCTTTAGACACAGTAGTTACGCTGCTTGCAGTGGGCGCAATCGTAGCGGCAGGGGCTGTTTCAATGTTCATCAACAAAGGAACTTCCCCTGTGTTTGCGCCGCTGTCAGTTACACGAATAAACGAAGCTGTGCCGGGCAAAGTAGCGTTAACAGAATAATCTGTATCCAACTGCAAAACAGCCAAAGTGCCGCCCGGAGTAGCTACAGAACCCCCCAAGGTTGCACGAATAGCGTTAGCCGCACCAGAGATTGTGCCGCCTGTGTTGATTGAGGTGGAGATGTGTGCGCCGTTGATTGTGCCGCCTGTAGCAGCATTTGCACCCGTAACTCGGGTTAAAGCACGAAAAGTTTCGCCTGAACCCGTAGAGGTAAAGGTCAATCGGTTGTACGACAGGCGTGTATCGCCCGTGGTAGCTGAAGTCGTAGCGTAAGACTCGGATACGTTGCCAGCAGTTGTTTCGACAATGGGGTTAGTGGATGTGCCGCCGATAAAACCGTTGAGAGAAGAGACTGGGCCGGAGAATGTGGTCAATGCCATGATTTTTTCCTTACATGCAAGTTAGGCGTATCTGTCTGCATGTCGTCAGCCGGGACTGTCAGATACACCGGAAAGCCCGGAATGGTTGCAATATACACGATCTATGTAGAATGTCAATATGCCGTACAAAGACCCGATCAAAAGAAAAGAAAAGCAACAGGAGTATGCCAAGAAGCATTACGCCAACAATACGCAAAAGGTCAAAGACGCTACCAAAAAATCAAACGGTACATTTAAGTTGAAATGGAAAGAATTTAAAGCTACTTTGTCGTGCCTTGAATGTGGGGCTAACCATCCGGCAGTTTTGGATTTTCACCACATAGATCCGGAAATGAAGAACGCCAGCGTACACGCACTTGTAAAAGCTAAAAGTTACAAAAAGGCACTGGAAGAAATACAACAATGCATAGTGTTGTGTTCAAACTGCCATAGGGTTTATCACTATAACGAACGCCACGCAGAAAAAAAGGGGGCCGAGGCCCCCACTGAAATCACTCTTCCACGCGAGTAATAACGTAGTGCGTTACTGTGCTGGGTTCCTCAGCCTCGTCTTCTGACTCGTCTTCGTCTTCGTCTTCGTACTCAAGGTACTCAAACCAGTCATCAGACTCTTCGTCGTACACATACCATGTGTCGAGGTCTTCGTCGTACCAATACCAAGCGTCGGTCTCTTCATCGTAAACGTACTCTTCGTCTTCGTCATCTTGATTGGCAAGAAACTCGTCGGTAACGTCATAGTCAACAGCCCAGCCGTAGGCTTGTTGGAACTCAATAAACTCTTGGATGATCTGTGCTTTTTCAAAGTCGCTAGTTTCAATGGTCACAACTTCGTCTTCCAAAAAATCCCAATCGCCAATTTTAATTTCTACCTTGTACATAAAAGACTCCTTTAATTTGGTGCAGCCCCATGCCGCAAAACAATCCTACGGAGTCTCTATGACTATTGCAAGGCTAATAAAAAAGGCCCCCAAAAGGGGGCCTTCATCTGGTTATTTAAAACCAAATTATCATGCNGAACCGGGGGAACCAAACATTCCCAATGGATCAGACCAGCCAAAGCTNTAACGCTCGCGGGCTTTGTAACGGACGTTGCCGGTATCAAAGTCACCGTCCATGCTGTTAGCAAGGGGTGAACGAACNAAATGCTTCAGACCGTTAGGCACATCAGTAGTCAAATACCAGCCGTTTGTGTCGGTCAGGTAATGGTTAATGGTGTAGCCTTCGGGGATAGAACCGTTGTTCTTCAACGCATTGATGTCGTTGTCGGCAGTGCCAACACGGAGGTTGGTTTCCAACAGGCGGGTAGCGACGAACTGCAATGCAGGGGGAACAATCAGCTTCTTGGGCTTGGCGGCGATCAACAAACCACGCTCGTCTGTCCATGCGGCGATCTGAATAACAGCGTTTTCCAACGAAGTTTCATTCAAGTCAGCAGCAGTGGCGGGACGATTGGAGTTGGTTCCACCAGAAACCAAGGGGTGAGCAGTGCTAAACAAAGCAACGCCGTCGCCACCGGGATACGCGGCAGAGAAACCGTTGTTCAGAGTAGCAGCAGCTTTAACCTGCTTGGTGTAAGCCATAGCACGAGCCAGACCTTTGGTGTAACGAGCAGACAAGCTGTCGTACAAGTTATCTTCAATCGCTTCTTCAGTGATTGAGAAACCCAAAGCAATGGTTTCGTGGTT